AGTCTGTGTAGGCATCCGCGAAATTATCTGATTTTGATGTAGGCTAAAAATGGAAAGGTAGAGTATGAAAATCGAGCGCATCGCTATAGGGAATCTAACCCCAGATCCGGCTAATGCTAGATCCCACGATGAAAAGAATCTAAGAGCTATCGAGGCTAGCCTAAGAGAGTTCGGGCAAAGAAAGCCGATAGTAGTAACCGCCGATGGCGTAGTAGTTGCCGGTAACGGCACGATCGAAGCGGCTAAGCGCCTCGGATGGAAAGAGATAGATATTGTTCGAGTTCCCGAGGATTGGGATAGCGACCGCATAAAGGCTTATGCCCTAGCAGATAACCGCACCGCAGAATTAGCCTCTTGGGAGACCGAGGTTCTAAATGCTCAGCTACAGGAGCTAAAGCTAACTTCTATCCCACTAGCCGAATTGGGATTTGAGATAAAGAATCTAGAGATGCCGGATGACCTATTTACAGAAGCCGATGCTCCGAGACTCGATCAGCGGAATAGCATAAGTTGCCCACAATGCGGATGCGAGTTTAGGCAGACTGCTAAGGGTTTTGAGATTGTTTGAGCTAAAGCTAGTAAATGCTCAAGCTGCGGAATTTGCGGTAAAGAATTGGCATTACTCGAGAATCCTGCCGACTGGAAAGTTAGTCAAGATCGGCGTATTCGAGGAGAGCAAATTTATCGGAGTTATTATCTTTAGTCGAGGAGCTTCTCCGCATCTCGGAACAGCACTACAGCTAGACCAAACCGAATTATGCGAACTAACTAGAGTTGCCTTAGATAAGCACAAAACCCCAGTAAGCCAGCTATTAGCCGAATCTTTCAAAATACTAAAAGAGACAAATCCTGGTCTGCGATGTGTTATCTCTTTTGCAGATCCGAAGGAAGGCCATAAGGGAGGAATCTATCAGGCCGGAAACTGGATCTTTACAGGTAGCTCTAATCCAGTAACCGAGTATTTTATTGGCGGAAGATGGGTTCATACTCGAGGCGCTTATCACCATAAAGAGCGCTCGATAGCGCCTACGCGGGTATCCCCAGGAAAATTTAGATATATCTACCCACTAGATAAGCAATTCCGCAGAAGATTAGCTAAGCTAGCCCTGCCTTATCCAAATGCGGTTGAGGGCTTAGAAGTAAGCCGCGGTAATTCCCTTACCGAAGTGCCGGTGCAATTCCAGCCAACCGCTCTAAGTGAGAAATAATGCCAGCGGGAAGGCCATCTAAACCGATAGAGCAAAAGCGCTTATTAGGAAACCCTGGCAAGCGGGCGCTTCCAAAAGCCGATGCGATTCAGGTTCTGCCAAAATCAAATGAAATACCAGAGCCAACTAGACCGCTTCTAAAGTATGGACAAGAGCTATGGGATCGAGTCTGGGCTTACGGCCTTAGTTGGATCTCAGCTAATACCGACTATGAACTCCTACTTATGACCTGCGAGTTAGTCGATGAGCGTTGGAATCTCAGAGTAAAGGTTATGAGCACCGATGACGCAAGACTACGCCGCGGGCTTAGGGAACTAGATCGACTAATAATCTCTAATCTAAGTCTTTTAGGCTTTACTCCTGCGGATCGAAGCAAGCTAGGAGTAGCCGAAGTAAAAGCTATGAGTAAATTAGAAGAGTTGCAAGCAAGAAAGGCAAAGCGTGTGGCCTCCACAATGGCTAACCCCAGTTCCGCCGAATCTAATTGAGTCTGGCGAGGGTGAGCTAGTAATTGACTTTGCCGAAGCCTTCGGGATTATTACTAAAGATTCGATAGCCGGTCGAGCCGGAGAGCCGCTAATACTGCGAGACTGGCAGAAAGAGCTAATTAGAAACATCTTCGCAGGGGATGAAAATGGATATAGACACGCTATCTCACTAGTTCTCATGCCGCGCAAAAATGGCAAGTCCGCTCTTGGCTCTATTTTTGGACTCTACTCTCTTATCCTCGGAGGAGGAAGCGGCGGTAATGAGGTTTATTCGGTGGCCGCAGAAAAGGAACAGGCTCGAATTGTTTTCTCGGATGCAAAGCGTATGGTCGAAGCATCGCCAGAGCTTAGCTCTATGACCAGACTTTATAGAGATGCTATTGAAGTTCCCTCTACTGGATCTGTCTATCGAGTCTTATCGGCGGAGGCATATTCGAAGGAAGGTCTAAACCCTTCGGCGGTAATTTTTGACGAGCTTCACGCGCAACCTAATCGAGAGCTATTCGATGTTATGTCTCTAGCTATGGGAGCAAGAGGTCGATTAGCAACGCTTATAGCAATAACTACCCCAGGAGTGCGCACCGATAGCACCGGCAAGGACTCAATCGCATTTACTCTCTACCAGTATGGGCAGAGAATCGCTAGAGGAGAGATTGAAGATCCAACTTTCTTTATGGCCTCTTGGGAAGCACCTATAGAAGCAGACCACCGACTACCGGAAACTTGGGAGATTTCTAACCCAGGCTACGGCGATATCTGTTCCGCCGAAGATTTTGAGTCGGCAGTTAGAAGAACTCCCGAGCCAGAATTTAGAACTAAGCGATGTGGTCAATGGGTATCTAGTGCTATTAGTTGGCTACCTACAGGCTCTTGGGAGGCTTGCGCCGGAGAGGTAGATCTAAAAGATAAAGACTACATAATCGGATTTGATGGCTCTTTCTCGGGTGACTCGACTGTTCTAGTCGGAGTAACTATCGAAGAGACTCCGCAAATCTTTATGATAAAAGCCTGGGAGAAAGACCCGAATATCCACGATGATACTTGGCGTGTAGATATCCTCGATGTCGAAAACAAGATTAGGGAGTTTGTCGCAGCGAATCCTAATGTAAAAGAGATAGTCTGCGACCCCTACCGCTGGCAACGCTCAATGCAGGTTCTAGCCGAGGAGGGCTACCCAATAGTGGAGTATCCTTCCACTAATGCGAGGCGCATGGTGCCGGCGTGTGCGAAATTCTTTGATGCTGTAGTCGAGGGCAGGGTAATACAAGATGGAGATCCCTTACTAGCCAGGCATCTTTCTAATGCTGTAGTAAAAACCGACAATCTAGGAGTAAGAATAGTGAAAGAGAATAGAGCATCCTCGAGGAGGATAGATGCGGCTGTATCTGCCGTAATTGCCTTCGATAGAGCGACTACAAGTAGAATAGAACCCGAACAACTTACCCCAGGTGTCTATGTTTTCTAAATTAGTAATAGGGCTTCAAATTGCGGGAGCGGCGCTAATTAGTTTAGGTGTAGGCCTAATTTATCTACCTATCGGGATTATGACTCTAGGGGTATTCGCTGTCCTATTCGGTTTAGCGCTAGAGAGGCGAAATGCTAAATAATCTTTTCGAGAAGAGAGCAGTTACCCCTAATACCCTTTGGGGAGCAGGACTTGACTTCGAGCTACAGAATAACTCCGGCACTTTTATAAATGAAGAAAATGTTTATAAGCTCTCCGGAGTATCAGCCGCGATCTCTCTAATCGCTGGAACAATCTCAACCTTGCCAATGGATGCTTGGATTAGGCGAGATGGTCAGAAGCTACTAATGAGGCCTAAGCCAGACTGGGTAAATAGACCAGATATCTCTTTTGTGGATAGAACTCCCTTTATTAGCTCGATTATCTCGAGTCTTATGCTGGATGGAAACGCTTTTATCCGAATCTTCCGCGATGAAGAGGGATTACCGATAAATCTAGTAGTCCTAAACCCTACAAAGATAGAAGTAAAGCGCGGTAGAAATGGCCGAGTAGTTTTCCGCTATGAGGAAGATAACAAGGTTTATACCTCAGATCAGATTCTCCACATTGTTGAATCGGTAATGAGGCCAGGGCAAATCCGCGGCGTATCTCGAGTCGAAGAAATGAAAGATGCTTTAGGTCTAGGGCTAGCTCTCGATGCTTACGCTCAAAGATTCTTTGGGCAGGGAACTTCCGGTAACTATGCTTTAGTAACTCCGCAGTCTCTTACCGAGGATCAGGCTAAGACCCTTGCTAAGTCGGTAGATGCTAGGCATGGCGGTTGGAGAAAAGCGCATAAGACTTTAGTTCTGCACTCCGGATTAGATATCAAAGATATCGGAGTAGATCCAGAAAAGACTCAGCTACTAGATTCTCGAAGAATGTTCATAGAAGATTTATGCCGAATCTGGAACATCCCTAGCCATATGATGAACCTGCCTGGAACTAATACTTATTCATCGGTTGAGGCCACACAAATAGAGTTTGTTACACATACGCTCAGGCCCTATGTGGCGATTATCGAGAATACTCTTTCCACTTTGCTACAGGTTTATCCAAATGGGCAAGGCGCTTTTATCGAGTTCAATATGAACAGCCTTCTAAGAGGAGATGCTCAGTCTCGATTCGCCGCTTACTCGCAAGGTATCCAGGCCGGGGTTTTGACTTCTAATGATGCTCGAGTAGCCGAAGGTCTTTCTAAGATCGAGGGAGGCGATGTTCTAAGAGTTCCCCTAGCCAATGTGAATATCGATGCCGCCGATCTATCTGCTACCGATAAAAGAGTCCTAATGGCGCAGAGACTTATTGTTGCCGGCTTCGATCCCGCTGAAACTTTAGCGGCTATGGGATTACCTCCGATAGCGCATACCGGTATTCCGAGTGTTCAGCTACAGGGATTAGCGCAACTAAATCCCGAAGATCCGCAGTCAATCTATCCGGAGGGATAATGCAATCACCCGCGACTCTAAATCTAAATTGCTGGCAAGGCGCATCTTTTGATTACAACCTTACTTGGCTACTAAATGGAACTGCGGTAAATCTAACCGGCTACTCCGCAAGGATGCAGGTAAGAGAAAGCTACGATGCGCATACCGCGGTAATTAGCCTTACTAGCGGAACAGGAATTACTCTCGGAGGAACAGCCGGCTCGATTCTTATCGAAGCGAGCGCAACTACAACCGCGGGAGTTCCATCCGGTCAGTATGTTTATGATTTAGAGCTAGTAACCTCGGGAGGCTATGTAACTCGATTACTCGAGGGTAACTTCAATGTAGATCCCGAGGTCACTCGGTGAGTGTAATAAGAGTTACTAGCGGTACTAGCATTGTCGAAGTTACGGCGCCAAACACCGCAACTATTACGACTAGTGGAACTTTTAGCGCGACTGTAAATCAAAATCAAGCAACGCTAATAGATAACATCATTGGCGCTACCGCAATCGCCGAACCTGCCTATATCCAATTCAATGTAAATTCTGTTCCCTCGATCCAAGTAGGTCGCATTGGCTGGAATGATGCCGATAAAACCCTAGAGCTAGGCATGACCCCGACTGTAAATCAGAATGTCGGGCAAGAGCTTTTCATCTTGGCAAAGTCTTCGGATGGTAGCGAGCGCACTAAGGGTAAGGCTGTTTATGTTACAGGATCAGACGGGAACAACAAACTTGTTGCATACGCACAGGGAAACACAGAAGCCGCAAGCTCTAAAACTATCGCAGTTATGGCAGAGACAATCAGCGGTGGAAACAAAGGCTTTGCTGCAACCTTTGGACTTGTTCGCAACATAAACACGCTGGCCCTAACCGAAGGCGCAGCGGTATGGCTTTCTCCTACAGTCCCAGGTGGCCTAACTTCGACAAAGCCAACCGCACCCGACAACGCTGTTTTTATCGGCTATTGCGTAAGATCTAATCAAAATAACGGCGTAATTTATGTAAATATTCAGAATGGCTATGAACTAGAAGAATTACATAATGTAAAAATCACAAGTCCGACTAATGGGCAATCGCTTGTTTATGACACGGCAACTAATCTTTGGGTAAATGAAACAGTCTTAGGGCAACCCACAGTCTTATCTGTCGGAACAGTTACTAGTGGAACAGTTGCCGCGGTAACAGTTTCTGGAACAGCGCCTAGTCAAACTCTAAACTTTGTCTTACCTAAAGGCGATAAAGGCGATACCGGAGCGACGGGTGCAACCGGAGCGACTGGGCCTCAAGGCGCGCAAGGCGTAAAGGGAGATAAGGGAGACACCGGAGCAACTGGAGCAACTGGTGCAACAGGCCCGCAGGGTATCCAAGGCCCGAAAGGTGATACAGGGGATACTGGGCCAACCGGAGCAACAGGCCCACAAGGCGCACAGGGAGCGCAAGGAATACAGGGCATACAGGGCGATAAGGGAGATAAAGGCGATAAGGGAGATACCGGCGATACTGGCCCGACTGGGGCAACCGGCGCTACTGGCGCAACTGGTCCTCAAGGCCCGCAAGGTATACAAGGCGCGACTGGGCCGCAAGGTGCTACCGGAGCTACTGGCCCGCAAGGCCCATCGGGAGTTATTACCGCTAGCTCTCCGCTTATTTATACAGCGGAAACCCAAAGTATTTCTCTAGATCTAAATGCCGGAGGCATAACTATAAATGGCTCGGCAGTTGCTTTAGGTGGAACAATAATTGTGGAAGCGAGGCTTGGCTAGTGCCATATTTTATTTCTGATACCAATCCCGATTGCGATGGTTGGGCTGTCGAGAAGGCCGATGGAGAAGTTATCGGTTGCCATAACACTAAGCAATCTGCTATCGATCAAATGGTTGCTGTTTCTATCTCCGAAGGTATGGAGCCAGGCGGAGAAAGAGCTACTCCGGATAGTCTTGAACTTGGCGATTTTGTATCTTGGAACTCCTCGGGCGGCAGGGCTAGGGGACAAATCGAGCGCATAGTTAGAGATGGAGAGATAGATGTTCCTAACTCATCCGTAGTTATTACTGGAACTCCCGACGATCCAGCAGCTCTTATTAGAATTTGGCGAGAAGGCTCAGAGGGATGGGAAGAAACGGATACTTTAGTAGGACATAAATTTTCTACTCTTACAAAAATAGATTCTCTAGAGGACAGGGAAAATAGACAAGTAAATCTAGAAGCCCCTAGCTATATGCGCGCTAGCGCGAGAAGAGGCCTCGAGTGGTATTCCGAAGGATTAGGCGGAGATGGTCTAGTAGATCGAACTATTAGAGAAGCTCGACTAATGGCGGAAGGAACAGTATCCGCCGATAAGTGGAAGAGAATAGCCGCTTGGATTGCTAGGCACATAGTAGATCTAGATTCTCCCGATGCTAACCCTAACTCCGATAACTTCCCATCGCCAGGAGTTGTAGCTATGGCTCTATGGGGTGGAGGTATTTCTAAAAGATCTGCTCGGCGTGCGCAAGCATATGCCGAAGGTGTTGTTACTAGACTAGAAGCAGAGCAGGAAAGAGCGCTAATGAAACAAGAGCAGAGAAACTTTGACGCCGATTTTGAGATTCGGCAACAAGGTGAAGGAATGACCTTTGTTGGCTATGCCGCAAGGTTCAATTCGCCTTCCGAAGATCTAGGCGGATTTGTCGAGACTATCGAGCCAGGAGCTTTTAGAAGTTCGCTAAAGAGCCGGAATGATGTAAAGCTATTAGTAAATCACGATACCGGAAGGGTTCTAGCTTCATCTCGAGCTAAAACTCTCCGACTAATGGAAGATGAGAAAGGCCTAAGAGTCGAGGCCGATCTCCCTAATACGACCGATGGCCGCGATATGGCAGAACTGCTCCGCCGCGGTGACTTATCTAAAATGAGCTTTGGATTTTCAGTAAAGCGCGATGCTTGGAATACTGAGATGACTCAGCGAACCCTAAAGTCTGTAAGACTATTTGAGGTCTCAATCGTGAGCTTCCCCGCATATCAGGAAACCGAAGCAAGTGTAAGAGCGCTAGATAAACTCGCTATCCGCACCGGAGTAGATGCCGATACTCTTGCCGATGTAGTTCTAAAGCTCGAGGAAGGCGCTAACCTTACCGAGGAAGAATCCGAGATTATCAAGAAAGTTGTAGATACCCTTTCCCCTACTCCGCAGGTAGAAGAGGAAAAGGTAGAAGAGCCTTCTCTACTAGACCTAAAGCGTAAGCAACTTGACCTACTACTAAAGAGGAACTAATGGCAAGCAAAGAACAAATCAAAAAAGTAATTCTCGATCTAGCGGGTAATCCTTCCGTTGGCGCTATCTACTCTCTTAGCGATAAGTGGGCAGAGGCTATCTGGAAACTAGATAACAAAGATGTCGCAGTCAAAGAGGACAGCGATAATAACAGCGGCCAATCGGCGAGCGCCGCTATAAAGGAAACTCGCATTATCAAACCTACTGAAACGCGCAACCCCTGAGCGCAAGGTTTTAGCGAGCATCCACCCCGCAGGGTCTTATCCTTTCTACCTGCGGGGTTTCCTTTTGTAAGAATGGTGTAACATAAAACTATGGTTGAGCGTTAGCGCCACCTGTTCAGTATCGCGTTAGCGCGGCTGAGTTTTCTAAATAACATAGGAGAAAAGCCAAATGTCACAGTCCTTTATCAAGGCACAGGCTGAGGCTCGATCAAAGGCGTGGGAAGAAGCGAAGGCACTTCTTGACACAGCCGCATCCGAGAAGCGCGACCTAACTGCAGAAGAGCAGGACAAGTTCGACCGCATCAATAAGGATCTTGACGAGCGAGCAGCCGCTATCGAGACAATCCGCAAGGCAGAAGAGCGCGAGGCAAAGGCCGCCGCAGCTACTAGCGGATTCGAGGTAGCAGAAGTTACCAAGTCAGATTATGACTATGTCCGCGCACTCGCAAAGGGTGAGATTCGCTCTCACGCTTTTGAGACTCGTGGAACCCTAACCCCATCGGGATCTTCCGGTCTAGTTCCACAGAGCTTTGTGGCTCGTGTATATGATCTGGCTCGTGAAGTTGGACCGATGCTCGATGTATCCGACCGCTTCGACACGCAGTCTGGCGAAGATCTCAAGATTCCTGTGCTCACTGCTTACAGCACTGCTGGACTTGAGGCCGCAGGTGCGGAGATTGACGAGAGCGAACCTACTTTCTCATCCATTACCTTGCAGGCATACAAATACGCTTTCTTGGTGCCGGTGGCTCGTGAGCTTATCGATGATGCGGGAGTGGATATTGCAGAAGTTCTCGCACGCCAGGCCGGTAACGCAATTGGTTATGCAGTAAATGCTGCACTTACCACTGGTGACGGAAACGCAAAGCCAAATGGTCTATTTACTGCCGCTGGAACTGGTGTATCCGGCACGATCGCAGGCGGACTATTTACGGCAGACCAGCTCATTGACCTCGTATATTCCGTTGATGGCGCTGTTCGCAGATTGCAGGGAACTGGATTCATGATGTCTCCATCTGCTATCCGCAACGCACGCAAGCTCAAGGACAACGATGGACAGTATCTGTTCCAGCCAGCTCTAACAGCCGCAACCCCAGACACGCTACTTGGATTCCCAGTATTTGAGAATCCAGCGGTGGCCGCTGTTGGTTCAGCTGCCGCAAGCGTGGGCTTTGGATACCTGCCTTCATACAAGGTTCGCCTTGCCGGAGGCCTGAGAGTAGACAGAAGCGATGATTACAAATTCGCCAATGATCTCAGCGTATTCAGGTTCATGATTCGCGTGGATGGTGACCTTAGCCACCAGGAGCACTTCAAGATTTTCAAGGGTAGCGCAGCCTAGTCTTAGAAATCTAAGCGAAACCCTCGGACAAAATCCGAGGGTTTTTGCTATTCTCTAGGTAGAAAGGAAAATATGAAAGTAGAAAATCTAGATCTAACTATTACCACCTTCTCAAATTCTCCCTATCAGCCAACCGGCTATGGGATGCAAATAGGGCAGGTAGTAGATAACTTAGCTAAGCACTCGGTAAATGTAGCCCATGTCTCGAATTATGGACTCGAGGGTAATAACTCGACACATAAAACTCCCTATGGAGAGATCCCTCATTATGCCCGCGGTTATGAGCCGATGTCTCAAGATGCCCTAGCAGTTGCACACAAGTTGCAGATGAGTAAGCAAGATTGGAAAGATTACATCCTTACTCTTTGCGATGTCTGGGTTCTAAAGCCCGAGATGTGGCCTACCGAGGAGTTTCCTAATATCCTAAGTTGGGTTCCACTAGACCATATCTCTATGCCCCCTGCGGTAAAGAGATGGCTCGAGAAAGATAATGTAACTCCCATCGCGATGTCTCCCTTCGGTCTCGAGCAAATGACCGAGGTTGGAATCGAGGGTATATACATCCCTCACTCAGTAGATACGATCTCCACCTTCAAACCGACCGAAAAAATTGGTAAGCAAGATGCTAGAGAATTTCTTGGGCTAAAGGATGACGATTTTCTAGTAGTAATGAACTCCGCTAATAAAGCTAATAAGTCGATTCACCGCAAAGCATTTGGTGAAGCTCTTATGGCTTTCGCCGCTTTTAGGAAGAAAGTGCCTAATGCTTATCTCTATATCCATACTGAACCTAAAGGAATCTATGGAGGCTTCCATCTTCCTAGACTTGCGGAGGCTTGCGGTTTAGACCTATCGGCAGTTATCTTCCCTGACCCAATCGACTATCGACTAGGAGTGGATCCTAAAGACCTAGCGGGATTCTATTCCGCCGCCGATGTAGCTTTACAGCTATCCCTCGGAGGCGGATTTGAGATTCCAATAATTGAGGCTCAGGCCTGTGGGACTCGAGTAATCGGAACAGATTGGACTGGGCCAAGAGATCTAGTAGCCGAAGATGGCTTCAAGGTTCAAGGCCAGTTATCTTGGGATGAGGCGCAGATTGCTTGGTGGAAAACTCCCTACATCGCTTCTATTATTACTCAGCTAGAAAACGCTTATGAGGTATCGAAGTCCGAAGGCAGATACTCCGAGACTTCGAGGAAGTTCGCTCAGCAATTCGATAATGTAAAAGTATGGAATCACTATTGGCTTCCCTTCCTAAAAACCCTCGTGTAACCATTGGGCTACCTTTAGCTATTTGGGGAGAGGGATACTCTAAGTTCCTAGAGCAGTGGTGGGATGGGGTTTTATCCCTAGAAACTAAACCGGATGAGATAGTAATAGTTACGGATAGTAAAAACTATCCTGCGGTATTTGAGAGTGTTCAAGACTGGTCGATAACTAAGGTCGTAAAAAGAGATCTAGAAAACTACGCCGAGTATTGGAATTTAGCTATAAAACTATGTTCAACTAAGTGGGTAGCTATCTGTAATGTCGATGATCAATTTTTACCTAAAGGGATAAATTCTATTCTCGAGGCTGAAAAGCGCGGATCTAATTTAGTCTGTGATGCTATTAGGACTAAGGGTAGTGACCATATCCTTTATACAAATTGGGTAGCTGACGATCTAAATCACACTTTTGATTTAGGAGGAGCTAACCCAATGACTAAAGACCTCTGGGAGGCCTCTGGTGGCTTCCCAGAAGGCATAAGATTCGCAGATTGGGGTTTAGCCCTACTTATGAGGAAAACTGGTCTAGTAAAGCCATACAGGACTTCTGAGATACGAATTGTCTATGACCGCGGTTACGATCGAGTAACTCTATCCGGAGCTTCAATCTCTGCTCAGGATAGAACAGAAGGCATTGAGCAAATTAGGCAACTAGCGAAGGCTCTTAGATGAAAGTCCTAATCCTCGGAGCTTCGGGGATGCTTGGCCACCGCTTAGTAGATAAGCTCTCCGACTTTGATCTAATAGCGCCTACTCGAGAAGAATATGAGGCCTTTGATTCTCTAGATAGATTCGGCCTAAAGTCCGAGGATGTAATTATAAATTGCATCGGAATTATTCCGCAGAAGAATACAAATCCGGATTTACAGGAAAAGATAAATAGCGATTTTCCGCATTTTATAAAAAACTATCCGCAAACTTATAAAATCCAAATAGCTACCGACTGCGCCTATAGCGGTAAAGATGGCTGGTATTCGGAGCATAGTAAGAAAGATGCTTCCGATTCCTATGGGGTTTCTAAAATCAAGGGAGAAGTAAAGGCTACCGATTGGATGAATCTTCGAACCTCGATTATTGGATCGGAGCTAACCGGAAAGAAAAGCCTCTTTGAGTGGGTAAAAAATCAGCCTAGAGGCGCGACTATTTACGGCTTTATAAATCACTATTGGAATGGAGTTACAACCGATGCCTTTGCCGAAGTAGTTAGAGGCCTCCTAGAGCAGAATTACTTTATAGCGGGAACTCAGCACCTTATACCCCTGGGTTGGGTAACAAAGTATGAGCTAATTATGGCGATAGCCGAAAGGCTAGGCAGGGATGACCTGACAATTATCCCGAAGATAACCGAGAAGGTAGATCGAAGGTTATCTACTACTTACCCCGCTGTAAATGACCTTCTCTGGCAACAGGCCGGCTATAAGTATCCACCTAGTATTTATCAGCTAATAAGTTCGATGCAGGTAGAATAAATCCGGAGGAATAATGGCGATTACTAATGGCTATGCCACATTACAGCAGATAAAAGCGGCGATAGGAATCGCAGATGGCTTCGAGGATAGCCTATTGGAGATGGCTATCGAATCGGCCTCTAGGCAAATCGACAGCTATACCGAAAGAGTTTTTTATAATGCAGGAACAGCGGTAAGGATCTATAGCCCGCTAGATAACTATGTTCTTCCTACCGATGACTTTATTAGTCTCTCTAAGGTAGAAACCTCCGAGGATGGCGAGTCTTGGGATACCGAATGGTCGGCTACAGACTGGCAAGCAGAGCCTCTAAACAACCTGGCCGGAGGCCTAGTAACCTCCTATACCCAGATTAGAGCGGTCGATAACTATCTATTCCCAGTTAGGGAAGGTGAGGCTACCGCTCGGCTAACCGGAGTTTGGGGGTGGTCTAGTGTTCCTATTGCTATTACTCAAGCCACAATTATTCTCGGATCTAGAATCTTCAAGAGACTCGATTCTCCTCTAGGAATTATCTCCGGAGAGCTTGGCTCGATGCGAGTCGGCTTTAGATTAGATCCCGATGTTCAGCACCTAATTGAGCCTTACCGCAAAATTAGGATGGCCTAGTGGCTAGCATTACGGATCTCCGAGATGGGCTTGCCGCAAACTTAGCTACAATCCCAGGTCTTCGAGTCGGAGCTACTATTCCAGATAATCCGAGTCCTCCTATTGCGGTAGTCCAGCTAAGTCGAGTTGCCTATCACCAAGACTTCCAACGCGGTATGACCGAATATAACTTCGCTGTTCAAGTTATTGTCGGCAGGGTAGATGAAAGAACAGCACAACGCGCTTTAGATTCTTATTGCTCAAGCACCGGAGACTACTCGATATCTCTTGCTGTAGAATCTGATAGGAAGCTATCGGGCAAGGCCTTCGACACGATAGTAACCGAAATGACGAATTATGGCGCGGTTGTAATTTCAGATGTTACTTATCTGGCAGCCGAGTTCAATGTTCGTGTTTTAGCTAGCTAACACATAGGAGAAATAAATGGCAAAGCAAATTCTGACAGATGTTGTAGTTGCTCTAAATGGAACTGCAATCTCTCAGTCGGTAAATAGCGTGGAGCTATCTGTAACCGCAGATGCAATTGAGACCACTTCCTTCGGAGACTCTGGATTCAGAACATACAAGGGTGGCCTCAAGTCCGGTTCGGTTACTTTGAGCTTCCACAATGACTATGCGAACACCGCTCTTGACGATGTTCTATGGTCGCTGTTCAACACAATCGCGACTGTAACAATCAATCCTGCTGGAACCCCAACTGGAACCTCGACCCCTGAGTATGAATTCACTGCTCTGATCGACAACCTAACCCCAGTTAGTGGTGCGGTGGGTGACTTGGCAGTCCAGAATCTCACCTGGACCATCACGGGTGCTATCGCTCGCAACGAGTCCTAATAACTAAATAAGAAAGGAGACCAAAAATGCGTATGCAACTTGATGTTGAATACAACGATGGATCGACTAAAGAGGTCAAAGTAATAATGGCCGATATGGTTCGATTCGAATCGAAATTTGACCTAAGCATAGCCAAGCTAGGGCAGGAGATGAAAGTTACTCACCTGCTCTGGCTTGCTTGGTCGGCGCTAACTAGAGAGAAGCAGATTTCTCTAGACTTCGATAAGTGGACAGAAACAGTAGCCTCTATCGGAGCTAGCGACCCAAAAGCATCGAAGGATTAGGCGCAAGCTCTGCCCACTGGTATTTAGTTTCTCTAGCTTATGAATACAAAATAAGTCCTAAAGACTTACTCGAGCTAGATGAGCGGATGCTATGGACAATGGGTAGATACCTAATCTGGCGAGCGCAAGAAATTAGTAAGCAATAGAAGCCGATCCTTCGGGATCGGTTTTCTATTAGGTAGAATGTTCTAGAGGTGGCCTGTGACTTTTCGTGTTCTAGATATCGACTCGAGCGATATGAAAGCGATGCTAAAAAAGCTAAAGGATATGGAGCCTAGCCTAGTTCGAGAATACCGGAAAGAAATAAAGAAAATCGCTAAGCCGGTTGCGGATGAGATAAAGCAGAATATCCCCAATCAGCCTCCCCTATCGGGCATGGGCTTTGTTATACAGCGTAAGAGCCGCAGGGATGGATCTCTCCTCTACTCGATAAATGAAGGCCGGCTAAACTGGCAGGGAACAGGGCAGAACTCTATTGGCGAATCTAAGGCTATAGGCAAAGGCCCAAAGGCTCTACAGATCTCAAGCGCTATAAAGCCTTCCGGTAAAAGCCTTACTACTCCGATAGCTAAGGTAATTATTATGTCTCCCGCAGTAGCGATGGCCGATATGGCAGGCCGAGGCGGAAGCGGTAACTACGGCACTACCTCTAGGGCTTATGCCTATAGAAAGCGCAACGGAGAATTAGGCGTTAGAAGGCATAGGGTAAATGGGCAGGGAGCGAACCTTATCCGAAAGCTAGTCCAGCGCTACGGATCTCCCTCTAGGTTTGGATGGGAAGCTCTAGAGCGAAAGATAGATGTAGTCGCTAGAGAGATAGATGAAGTAGTACAAAAGTATTTTGATAAGGCATACGGAGATAGATAAATGGCGCAAGTAAGAGTTGTTCTCCGGTCAGTCTTTGACGATGCCGGACTAAAGCAAGCTCAAAATGGTTTTAGCAAATTAGGCGAGGGAATAGATAAGGCCTTCCGCGCCGTAACTATCGGGGTTGGTATCGCTACCGCCGCTATAGGTAAGTTCGGAGTCGATGCTATAAAGCAAGCCTCGGATCTAGCCGAATCTACTAACGCGGTAAATGTTTCTTTTGGAAGAGCTTCTAGGGAAGTTCTAAAGATAGGCGAAAATGCCGCGGAATCTCTAGGTCTTGCTCAATCCGAGTTCAATCAGGCGGCGGTTAGATTCTCTGCCTTTGCGGAGAGAGTAGTCGGAGAAGGTGGCGATGTAGCCGGCTTTATTCGAGATATTACGACTAGAGCCGCGGACTTTGCTTCGGTGTTCAACATCGAGGTATCGGAAGCGCTACAGGTATTCCAGTCAGGTCTAGCGGGAGAGGCCGAACCTCTAAAGCGCTTTGGTATAAATCTTCTAGAGTCCGAGGTAAAGGCTTACGCGCTTCGATCGGGCCTAATAGCTGTTGGCGAGACTATGACCGAACAGCAGAAAGTCCAGGCTCGATACGGATTACTTCTCGAATCGACCGCTAAGACTCAGGGAGACTTTGCTAATACCTCGGATGGACTAGCTAACTCTCAAAGAATCCTAAGAGCGCGATTTGTAGATCTACAGGCCGAAATTGGAACAGCACTATTACCGGCGGTTACAGAATTAGTAAATCAAGTCGGTAATCGACTTATGCCGGTATTCGAGGATTTTGGAAAGTTTCTAGCTAGCCCGCAGGGTAAGAAAGTAATAGAAGATACCGCTAACGCTATCGGTGATTTCTTTGAGTTTATAGTAAAGAATCTCGATACCCTAATAGATGTCGCTGTAAAGGTTACTGCCTTTGTTACCGCGCTAAAGATCCTAAAGACTGCTCTCGAGCTTGCGACTACCGCACAACTAATCTTCAATACCGCAGTCCGCGCAAACCCATATGTAATCGCCGCTACTGCTCTAATCGCTTTAGCCGGAGGTATGGCTCTAGTAGCTGACTATGCCGCTAAATCTACAGCCGAAGCTAATAAAAATGCGGCGGCTACCGGAGCTATCGAAGAGGAGATTAGATTACTCCGAGAGGCGTATGCCGATGGGCTTATTCCGCAGGATAAATTTAGGGCTAAGCTCGACCAACTAAATGCTCGACTAAAGGCCGCCGGAGGTAGCGCGGATGCTACCGCGGGAGAAATAAATCGCCTAAATAATTTGCAACTAAATGGGCTAAGGAATCAGCTTAGAGATACCGCCGGTGAGCTAAATAGATTCAGAAACATAGCCGCTTCCATTGTTCCGGTAGTTACTACTACAACTACTACAACAGAGAAAGGCGAGAGCGCTGCGGAGAAAGTCCGCAAGTTTATAAAGGAAGCGCAGAAAGATTTAGCTAAAGCGCAAGATGCCTATAGCGAGACAGTAGCTAAGGCACAGAAGAAATACGCAGATTCGATAGTAAAGACCGAGCAAGATTTTGCTAATAAGTTAGCCGATATAGTTAGGCAGTCTCAGGATCGACTTAGAAACGCTTACCAGGCCGCAGTTGCTACAAATGTAGCTACGCTCTTTGATGCCTTCAAGACCGAAGAGGCTAAGCGTAAAGAGGCTTACGATAAAGCTACCGAGGATCTAGTAACCGCCACCGAGCGGCTAAGAGATGCGGATGAAAATCTAAAAGAAACCCTAGCCGACCCTAAGAGTACAAAGAGACAGCTAGAGTCCGCTACTAAGGCCTATGAAACCGCTAAGAGCGAGTTCGAGAGGCTGAATAAAGTAGTCGAGGCAGGGCTAACTAAAGAGAATCCGGTAAATGTCCTAATCGAAGAGCTTAGGGCTAAGCTAATTGCTTCTAGGCAACTACTCTCTAATAGTGCCGCTTTAGCCTCCCAGGGCTTCTCACAGACCTTTATAGAGCAAATAGTAGCCGCGGGTACAGAAACCGGTAATGAACTCGCAGGAGCGATTTTAGCGGCCACTCCGGAAACCCAAAGAGAGCTTAGAGGATTATTCGAAGCTATCGAGTCCGAATCTGAATCTGGTATGGATGCTTTAGCTAAGCAGATTTATGAAGATGCCGGCCTAGCTACTACAGCCCTAAAGGATCTTTATGCAAAGACTCAAGATGATCTACAGATAGCCCTAAAAGATTTACAGCAAACCTTCAATGATGAGGTAATCGAAGCTAACAAGGCTCTAATCGAGGCAGTAAAAGAAATTAGAACAGCCTTTACCGACAACATCGAATCTATGAAGGGAGATCTCGGAGGCCTCGGAAAAGTAGTCGATGAGTTTATGAAGAAACTCGGAAAAGTCGAATCTGAGGCCGATGCTCGAATCGAAAAGATTACCTCTCCTACTGGCCCAGGTGCGACCGGCGGAGCGACTACCGGAGGACTTACCGGAGTAAATATGGCGGCTTCGGCTATTACCGATGCGACCGGAATCCTTATCGACTCAGCTTCGGATATCGGCAAGGTCTTAGAGTATCTAACCGAGAGAATTACTGCCGCTAATGAGTTTGCTAATAGAGCCGCTATCGCAGGTAATACCGCCGCCGCTATGAGTGCGATAGAGAGCAGAAACTTATTTAGAAGCCAGGCCGCTGGACTTAGAGCCGCCGGAGCGGGAGCGGTAGGAACAGTTATAAATATCAATGTAAAGACCGACTCGACCCAATCTCTAGCGATGGTAGGTAAGAGCCTCGGTAATACGATTACTAAGTATGTCTCCGCCGGAGGCCAAGTCCTAGTAAGTCCGACAAATTGAGTCAGCCAGTACAAAAGGTAGAGATCGGATTCGATATCCTTTCATCCGGTCTTGGGCCTTATTTTATCCTCGACGATCCGATAAAGGGAAAACTAGATAATACCGAATACCTCTTAGCCGGTGTTCTATTCTTCGATGTAACTAATCTAGTTCAATCGGTGGCGATACAGCGCGGTAAGAATAGGCAGTTAGACCAGTTCGATTCTGGATTAGCAAATATAGTTTTCAATAATAATGATCGAACCTTCGACCCTGAATACTCGCTATCTCCCTATGCGGGCCAGATTGTTCCCAAGAGACAGGTAAGAATAAGCTCCGGAGGAATAGTCCAATTTGTTGGCCTAGTAGATGACTGGAATCTTTCCTATGAGCCTAATGGAGACTCTATAGCTGCCGCCGCTTGTTCGGATGCTACCTCGAGCTTTGCTACCCAAACCCTAGCAACTCGAACTAATGCGGAGCAGAAATCAGGGGAAAGAATAAATACAATCCTTGACCTGCCTGAAATAAATTGGCCGGCTAGCCTTAGAGATATAGACACCGGTCTAATGACTCTCGGTGCGGATGTTATTCCGGATAACATAAATGCTCTTAGTTATCTTAGATTAGTAGAGCAGTCCGAGCCAGGCGCTTTCTTTATCGGTAAGGCCGGTAATGTTATCTTCCGCGACCGAATCGCCGCACCTACCTCCGCAGGAATTACGCTGGCTGACGATGGAACAGGAATCCCCTACCAGTCTCTAAAGGTTCAATATGGTTCGGAGCTTCTAGCTAATGAAATAGTTATCTCTTCGGCTATAACTAATAATGAGGCTATAGCCCTAGATCTCGACTCTATAGATACTTACGGAATCTTCAACCTAACTAGGGAAGATCTCCTAATAGCCTCCGATACAGATGTAGCCGAACTAGCTACCTTCTACGCTAATAAATACGCTCAGCCTGAGTATCGGTTCGAGTCGGTAGAGATTATTGTCGATGAGCTTTCCTTAGCAGATCAGCAAGATCTGTTGGGGCTGGAAATCGGGGATGTAGTTTCTATCAAATTTACCCCTAACGGCATAAGCCCCGCGATCGAGAAGTTCGCCGAGATTATCCGAATAGATAACAGCATCGACCTAAATAATCACATTATGAGTCTTGGGTTCTCTACCCTAGACTTTGCGTTGTTTGTTCTAGATGACCAGCAGTTTGGTAAGCTAGATGCTGGCAACGCGCTAGCCTTCTAGGAGAAATATGTCAGGCCGCAAAGTTTTTACCGCCGGTGAGGTGCTCACCGCCGCAAATGTTCAAGACTTTCTTATGGATCAGGCGGTCATGGTCTTTTCCGGTACAGCCGCTCGAGGATCTCAAATCGGTACAGCGACCGAGGGAATGATCTCTTACCTTACCGACTCTAATAAAATCGAGGTCTATACAACTACCTGGGAGCAGGTCTGGCCTTCTAGCGCCGGAACTATCTTCGCCAAGGATGTTGTAACCGAGGGAACTGCGGTAACTACTTCTATGACCGCTACCTCCTCCCTAGCTAATGGGGTTATCTATGTATCCTCCGGAACAGTAACTATTACGATTCCCGATGTTCTAGATATCTACGATCGAATCGACATCTGGCGTAATGACGGCGGAACAGTCTCTATAGTAGCGGGTTCGGGCGTGACCTCCTGGGCTGGTGCCGGTACAGCCGGAACTTCCGTTGTGTTCAAGATCGACCAGACCTACAATGCCGCAACTGTTCAAAAGGTTGCAGCTAACACCTACCGAGTAGTTGGAAAGATAACTGCATAATGCCTATTCCTTTAGGAGTTCTTGCTGTTGCGGGAGCAGGGGTTGCTCCTGTTCCAGCGGGTAATGCCTATGAGTGGCTTGAGACGCAGGTATTAGGCACAGCAGTAGCTTCTGTTACTTTTTCAAACCTTGACACCAACTATTCCTCCACCTACCAGCATCTTCAATTCCGTATTGCATCTAAATCATCTGCCTCTGGTGCAAGCAATAGCAGATTGCGTTTCCAAGTTAATGGAGATACAGGGACAAATTACACTTGGCATGGACTATATGGTGCTGGCTCAAATGTTGCATCTGAAGCAATAACTAATTCAAATTATGCCTATGCTGGTCGTCAGCCTGGAACTGGTAGGACTGAATTTGGAATAACAGTAATGGATGTTCTTGACCCATTTGAAACTTCTAAAAATACTACTTTTCGTAGTTTGAGTGGAACTGGTGCTGAGATAGTTCTTTGGTCAAATGTTTGGCGAAGCACTAATGCCCTATCTTCTATTGTCTTTTCAGACAATGAAGGCGGAAATCTTATTATTGGAACTCGAATTTCAATTTATGGATTGAGGAGTTCATAGTGCCTACTGCTACTTATATTGCTCTTGCTAATCTAACGCTAAGCTCAGGAGACAGCTCAATAACTTTTTCCTCTATACCTGCAACCTACCGAGATTTGGTTTTAGTAGTTTCTGGTAGTTCAACTGGTGGTGGATTCTTTGCCATGAAACTGAACTCAAGTGCGACTGGTTATTCTCGTATTGCCATGGCAGGTAATGGTTCAACAACTACTTCTTACACGGGTGGCTCATCCGAATACATTGACACAGGTTTCGCAATAGGAGCAAATAATTCATTTGTGCATATATCTAATTTCATAGATTATTCTGCAACAGATAAAAGCAAATCTGTTTTAGTTCGTGGAAATACTCCTGCAAATACAGCAAATCAGCCGATTGCTGCTGGATACTTCAGATGGGATAGTAATAACGCTATTAACTCAATTGAAGTTTTTATGGGAAATAACTTTGATTCTGGAACAACTTTTTCTCTTTACGGAATAGTGAGCTAGACATGAGTGCTTGGACAGTTATTAGCCATGTTGAGGTCGGAAGCGGCGGAGCTGCTGACATTACATTTCTGTCAGTTGGAAATATTCCTAGCACCTATACCGACCTAGCAATTCTTTTATGTGCGAGAAATAGTGCTGGAACTGGTGCTGGAAAAATCGTTTTCAATACTTCTGGCGGAACATACACAAGAAGAAGATTGGTTGGAGAAGGGACAACAGCTTCATCTGATTCTGTCTCCGAGGATTATCAGCTAACAAGAAGCGGATTCACCGCAAACACCTTCGGAAGCACTTTGATTTATATTCCTAATTATGCTGGCTCAACTGCTAAGTCTTACTCAGTTGATACTGTTGCCCCGAATAATGGAGCAGACCCGCAAATAACAAGTATTTTCGCTGGACTGTGGGACCAAACTGCTGCTATTACAAAAATTCAGCTTGTTCCACTTGGCAGTAGCCCGACATTTGTTCAATATTCATCCGCAACCCTCTACGGCATAACAAAGGGTTCAAGCGGTGGAGTTACAGTTAGTTAGAAACAGGTAGAATAAAAACATGACAGACAGACCGACACGCCTAGTTGTAGATTGCAGCCTTCCCGAAGGCCACCCTGACAAGGTGCAGATTATTCCCCTAACCGATGCTGAGATAGCTGAGCGTGAGGCACAAGCCGCACAATACGCTATCGAACAGGCCGAGAGGGAAGCCGCCGAGGCTCAGAAACAGGCAAACAAAGAAAGTGCAAAGGCAAAGCTCGAAGCACTAGGTCTATCAGAGGCCGAGATACTTGCACTTCTAGGCTAGTCATGGCTGAGGAACACAATGGCGTAAGAATTACGCAACGCGATATCTACGAGAAACTAATCGAGCTACAGGCCGTACAGATCGAGCTAGTCTCGGATATAAAGAATCTAAAGGATCTCCCTGCGAGGATGAACCGAGTCGAGCAAAAGCTAGCTCGGATGGAGTGGATCGAGAAGCTAGTATTTACCGCTTTAGGCTCGGGCATAACTGGCTTTATAGCGGCTCTGTGGGCGCTTCTAAGATGATTATCCCTCCGGTAAAGGGTAAATACACTATTACCTCTCCCTTTGGCTTTAGAAAGCATCCTATAACCGGAAAGAGGCGCTTGCACGCCGGAGTAGATCTAGTAACCGGTAGAAAGAATACGGCGATTATTGCTCCCGAGGCTGGCCTGATAATTGAGGCTAGAAAATCTACAGCCCCAGGCGGCGGCTATGGCTACTTTGTAAAGTATCGCGGAGTAAGCGGCGCTACGCATCTTATGGCCCACCTAGAAGAGGGATCTCTAGGCGTAAAGGCAGGGGAAAGAGTAAAGCAAGGTCAAAAGCTAGGGGTTATGGGAACTACTGGCGCATCGACTGGAATCCACTTACATTGGGAAGTCCGCGGTAAAACTCCGGTAGATCCTATAAAGTGGATGGCTCGTCAAAATGCCTAGTTGGAAACATCGCCGGCGGCTAATCTATTTATCTTTCGGGCTATCGACCTTTATGGTAATTTTCGGTGCTATTACCTACCGCTCAGATTCCTCGGTAAGCAGAGAGCTAATTATCGGCGGTGTTGCTCTTATCTCGATTATCCTTACCGCTTATACTGGCTTTGCTACTTATGAAGATGTAAAGAATAGAAAGAGAGAAGATAATGAAATTCTTTAGTATTGAATTTTGGTCGTATTCCGGAGAGCGCGCAATAAAGACAGTTGCTCAGGCCGCTCTTGCTTTTCTAGGTTCGGGATCTATTGGTCTATTTACTATCGACTGGGCGGGCCTTGCCTCGGTATCGCTAGGCGCGGGATTGCTAAGCATCCTTACCTCGGTAGCCTTCAAAAAGGACTAACGCTCATTAGGGGATGTTCCTCCCCAAATGCCATATTTCTGCCCCGACTCGATCGCATATCTAAAGCACTCTTCGACTATGGGGCAGGTAGAGCACATCCTTTTAGCTATAAGGCTCGCTAGTTTTCGGCGAGTTTCATCCCTTATCTCCTCCGGAAAGAATAGCTCCGGAAAAGACTCGCAGGGAACTCCGCCGGAGGCGTGAATAGCCTTGAGAAGCCTATAGTGCTTTTGGTCGAAATGGCCCACTTCAACAGCCTAGAATCAAAAATGTCGGAGGCAGGGGAGAAGATAAGGTATGTTCGAAATATACGCACCAGAAAAGATAAACACCGCTAATTTACTAGGGATTTTCGAGGCCGATTCCGAAGAGTGGCACGCCGCTCGGAAGGATTCCATAGGTGGCAGTGAGATCTCTACGATTCTAGGACTCAATCCTTTCGAGTCACCATACGCTCTTTGGGCAAAGAAAACCGGAAAGATACCTAGCTCGATAGAGCCTAATTGGGCTGTCCGATTCGGCAAAGCCTTCGAGTATCCGATTCTAAAACTATGGCAGGAAGAACATCCGGAGTATGAGATCTTTACTACCGGCACTTACCAAGATTCGCTCTTACCTTTTAGACACGCAAACCCCGATGCCTTAGCTAGGCATAAAGAAACTGGCGAATGGATAGTAATCGAGGTCAAGACCGGAAGGCAAACTTGGGAAGAATTACCTGCCGGTTACTACGCGCAAGTTCAGCATTACCTCGATGTCTTAGGGCTACAGAAGGCCGCTTTAGTCGCTGTAGCAGGGATGACTTGGTATGACTTCTGGATAGAGCGAGATGATTTTGAGATCGAGATAGCTCGACAGAAGGCTATCGACTTCCAGACCTGTATCTTCGCAGACCAGAGGCCGGAGTGGGATGGCTCAGAATCGACTTATGAAGCGGTTAGATACCAGCACCCGCAAATCGAGGATTCCGAGGTAGAGATAGAAGGCTTAGAAAACCTTTTGACTTTACAGCGGGAATACGACTTAGCTAATGAAAAGCTAAGACAATGCAAAAGCGAAGTATTAGACAAGATGGGTAAGTCTAAGTTCGCCTATGCAGTAATTGAAGCAAAGAGAAGAAAAGTAGCATCGAGACAGGCTAAGAGAGATGGACTCCCTTACCTAATTGTTCATAAGTGAAAGGAAAACAAATGAAATTCGATCTATCGAAGTATGCGACAGTAGAAGAGCGCCTCCGCGCTTTTTGGTCGGATGAGTTATCAAATGATGCGCGAATCGTAACTATAAATCACTCTAAGGATGAGAAGTCTTTTATTATTGAGACTCGACTCTACCTATCCGCCGGAGATCAGGCCGCGGATCTACCTAAAGTAACCGGATGGGCTAGCGAGGCTAATACCGATTCTTTCGCTCTCGAGCGTTGCGAGACATCCTCGATCGGAAGATGTCTAGCTAACTGGCTATGGACAGGGCAGAAGAAACTAGATGGAACTCCTCGACCTTCTCGAGCAGAGATGGAAAAGGTAGCTCGACTCGATTCTTGGCTAGAGCAAGCGGCTAGTATTAGCTCTATCGAGGGATTGAGAGATCTTTATACGCAAGCTAAAGCTAATAATGCCTCTAAGCAAGTATTAGATGGGCTAAAACTTTATGCTAAGCGCTTCGCAGACAGCCAAACTTCGGGAGTTGGAGGAGGCTTACCTGATAGCGAGGTATCGGGGTAGAGAGGAAGAGGCGCAATTTTGGAATCGGGAACTAATCGAGCTTTTACTAGGGGTTCTGAATGATTCGAGAGATCCAGGAACAGCTAGCGGATCTAATAGCGGAAAATAGTAGGGGTTCTACGGCCTTATTCGAGGCTGAGAAGGCTTTAGCCGAAGCCGAATACGATTTAGACCTAATCGAGTCGAAATCCTTTCTAAAGGCCGCTGGGACTGTTGCCGATAGGCAATCTATCGCAAGGCTGGAATCCGCCGAAGCTAGGCTACAGAGAGATCTACGGAAAGCCGAACTCTCGAGGATTAGGCAGAAGATAAAAGCTATTGAAACCGCTTCGATGGTCTTAGCAACCCAAGCAAAGCTAATCGGGCAGGAATCTAGGCTTTGAATCGAACACAGGCGCTAAAGCGGGCAGTAGAGGCTCATCCTTATTGCCCGCATTGTGGCGCTACCGAGGGATTACAAACTCACCATCGCCGGAATCGAGGAATGGGAAGCTCTAAGCTCTTAGACCGGTTCGATAACCTCCTCAGAGTCTGCGCTTACCTAAACTATGCGATGGAGTCGGATTCGGCAGTAGCCGGAGAAGCTCGGGATATGGGCTGGAAGTTAGGTCAATGGGATAGCTTCGATCATCCCTATTACGACCGAGTAGAGATGACTTGGTATACATTGACCGAGGCAGGGGAGAAGATAAAAGCCGATCCGCCGAACTATCTAATTTAGAAGGGATTATGGATATCGAGGAACTAGCCCGCAAGATGCGGGAAAACGCTCTTAGGGTAGAGCGAGAAGAGGAAAAGGAAGATCTAGCCGAAGTGAAGCGGAGAAGGGATCAGCTAGAAGCTCTAAAGAAACTTTATTTTCACGCCGGAAGATGGGCCGGAGGCGCGAGAGATCGTAACGCTAAAGAGGCCTTTGAGAGAGTAGCACTAGGGGAGAAAGATGCCATTAGTTAGGGGAGCGCATAGCTTTGACGATAACTTTACTCAGATCCCGAATGACTGGGTTCGGGATAGCCGGCTAAGCCTAAAGGCTAGAGGCCTTTTGGTAATGCTTATGAGCCACCGACAGGGATGGTCTTTGACTATCGGATCTATAGCTAAGGATAGCCAGGAAGGTAAGGATGCTATCCGGAGCGCTATCGCGGAGCTAGAGAAGTTTGGCTATTTAGAGAGAGAGCAAAAGAATGAAAATGGCCGATTCGGAGAGACTATCTGGACTACTAAAGAGCCATCGGATTTTCCGTTGTCGGATTATCCGTTGTCGGAAAACCCGCTCTATAAGAATAACAATATAAAAGAAAACAATATTAAGAACACTATTAGCGATTTAGAGCCTAAGTTTGACGAATTTTGGAATCTCTATCCGAGGAAAGTCGATAAGGCTAAGGCCTTTAGAGCATTCCGGAGCGCACTAAAGAAAGCAAAGTTTGAGGATATTATCGCCGGAGCTATCGCCTACCGAAATGATCCGACTCGAAACCCGGACTTTACTAAGTATCCGGCTAGCTGGCTAAATGCTTGCTCTTGGGAAAATGCCGCGACCCTGCCCGAAGCTCGAGCCGCTTATGCTGACTGGCTAGCTAAGGAAAGAGATCGAACTAAGCGCTATCTCGAGGAGATGCGGGAATTAGAAAAGAGAGCCGCACCTATGCCGGACTCTCTAAGAAAAGAGCTAGGCTTATGAAATGCAGAAACAATGTCCGAGATGCGGAATAGTATGGGAGATACTTACTACCCGAAAACCTCCGGATGTTTGTCAAGGTTGCAGGGCAAGAAAGCAAACAAAGATTGGGGAGTGCTTGATTTGGCAGGGAATGTATGCCGAGGATCTAGTAACCCCTATAAAGGAAGATGGAACTCCGGTGCTCGAAGGTATCTCTACCTGCGGACACTCGGATTGCGTAAATCCTTCACACAGAAAGGAAAATAAATGAAGGTAAAAGCAGAACTAGTGGTATCTCGACTTATCGAGGGATACGGCTTTGAAGGCTATGAGACTCGCAAGACTCGCGATGGCGAGGAGTACAAAGCCTATGTAACAGTTTGGACTAAAGACAGCGTAACGCTAGGAGATTCGGTAGAAGTTACCGGAGATCTAACCGCAAAGCTCGATGAATACACAACTAAGGAAGGGAAGTCCGCTAGCAAGGTTTCCCTAAATGTAAATAACCCGACTATAAAGAAAAATGACCTACCCTTCTAAAATAGATGGGTGATAGAGCTAGAGGTATTCGGCCGACCTGTTCCGCAGGGTTCGAAGAAAGTTATAAATGGCCGTATTATCGAAGCGCAGTCAGGGAGTCTAAAGAAATGGCGGAAGGCTATCGAAGTAGCCTGTAAGTCTTACAATAAAGAGATCTACCTCGGACCAGTCCGGCTCGAGGTAGATTTCTATTTAGAGCGGCCTAAGACAGTCTCTTTCGCCTCTAGGCCTTTCCCTATAAAGCCTCCCGATCTGGATAAGTTGGTGCGTGGAGTCGGTGACGGAATTGGGCAATCCGGCGTAATTTGGGGAGATGACTCGCAGATTATCGAGATAGCGGCTAGGAAGTTCTACGCGGATGACCGCGAAACAGGCGCAATTATAAGGATTTTCCCTTTATAACAGCTTTATAACAACGCGAAAATGTGCAGGATAAAAGTCGGTTTCACAGCCTAATCTGAGTTCTAAGGCAAAGAAAGGAAGCCGAGATGAATCAAGATCTACAGACTAGAAGAATCGCCGCAGGACTTTACGAATACCGAGGATTTACTATCCGCAAGTGGGGAAGATCCTGGGTTTATGCGCACGGAACTAGCACGCTCTATAGAAAAGCAGACACGATACTAGGCGCAACTCTAAGAATCGACCGCGCTCTAAAGATGGAATTAGGTGCATAATGAAAACTTTTATAGTTACTTACTACAACGCTATAAAGAAAGTCGAAACAGAACTTTATGTAAGCTCTTCCTCCCTCGAGTCTGCGATTGCGGAAGAGGATAAAGCTATCGCTCTAATAAATGCTTTCAATCCTTTTATTAGCGTGAAGTCAGTTAGGGAGGTCGCGTAATGGATCTACTAGGACTAGCTTTTGTCCTTCCGTTTCTAATCGGCGCGATTATGGCTCACTTCGGAGCGAACTTTAGTGTCGATCACTACGAGACAGGAGATAAAGAATGACTTATCAAGGATGGGCTAATTATCCGACTTGGAATATTGCTACCGCGCTATCTAGCGATGAGAATATTCACCACGCATTAGAGCATTACGCAAATACAACTATAAATCCTACCTATAAAGGATTTATAGCGAGGATAGGGCTTATCGGAGAGAAAACCGGAGATGGCATTGGCTATCTAAGCGACGATCTAAATTATGAAGAGCTAGATGAGATGGTTAGCGACCATAAAGAGCTTCCAAACTTAGAACTACCGAGTCATTACTTGCCGATGGAAATAGCTCAAAAAGTCTATGAAACTAAAGACCTAATAAAGATGCTAAAAGCACTAGAGAAAGATGGCTATAGCGGATTAGGCCTCGGTCTAATTCTCGATCTTATAGAAAGGGATGTACCCGAATGCAACTAAGGAATGACATAGAAAGGGAACTCGACAAGCTAGAGATGTTCTCTTTCAATCGCGGCTTTGAGGCCGCTTTAGATGGATTAGATGAGCTATCTAATCTGGCACATAATAAAGGGAATCCGGCGCTCGCCGAGGCGTTGCGATGGGCAGTAAAGGAGCTAAAAGGTGAAAATATCAGTTAGAGAGGCCTGGCGAGAAATCAAGTATTGGATCGCCGATAACTTATTTGAATACGAACTCGATGAGGCTTATCGACTAGGGATGAAAGAGGGAGCAGCTTACGCAACCCAATGGCTATCTTTCCGAGTCGAGATAAACCTAGATCGAGTAAAGATGACTAAAACAGAAAAATCCGGATACCAGAAAGCTATTGAGGTAATGAGAGATGAGCGAAAAGAAATCAAACTTAGAACAGGAGCCAGCGTTGATGTCAATCGTTTTATGGACTAAGCCTGGGTGTTCTCAGTGTGAAGCTACAGCTAGGCAGTTCGATAAAAGAGGAATTATTTATAAAACCCGCCGACTTGATAAGTCTCCGAAGGCTGTAGAAAGATTCTTAGATCTCGGACTTAGCGCCGCTCCAATAGTCGAAACCGATGATAGAAGATGGAGCGGATTCCGCCTCGAGAAGATAAAGAGCCTCGAGACTCACCTAAAAAATGAAAGAGCGCATGGGATAAATGTTCCGCTAGAACCGATAAAGCAAATAGCTGAGGAAGTAGCGGAAGATGCTTGAGTACATCCTTATATTGTCGGTGGTCAATACTTTACTTATAGCGATACTTTTACTAAAGACAGGAGCAGGGGAAGATGACAAATAGCGAGTTTCAAGAGGTTATTCACAGAGCGTGTCGGGTAGCCTTCGATACAGGAATAAAGGAAGGCCGGAAGCTAGAGCGGGAGAAAATCCTAAAAGCCCTAGACTGGAAAGCCGAAGCCAATAAGCATGGTGAATACTTTTACCTAACCGACCTAGAGGATCTACTAAGAGAGCTAGATAATGAAGAAACTAAGGTGTCCTGATGCTATCAAAATCGGTATCCAAGAGTTTCGCATTGTCCAACTCAACTCCAAAGATGACGCACTACTCACAGATTCTAGTTATGGCTATACCCAAGATGCCCGAAACATTATCGTCATTGACCGAGATCTCCCTGAGAGCAAGAAAAGAACAGTTGTCTTTCACGAAATACTCCACGCTATCCGTTTTGTTTTCGAGACTGAGAGGCCGAAGAAAGCCGACTATGAGGAGTGGGAGCATTACTTTATCGGAATCTGGGAGAATACGATCCCGCTCGTATTACAAGCGAATCCGGAATTTACAGAGTGGCTTCTAGAAAATGATAGATAAAAGAAATCTAAGAATCCGAGCAGAGTTTCAACAAGCCGCGGCCCTACTAAGAGATAAGAATTTAGTCTGGTCGGCGGATCTCGACTGCATTAGAGAGGATCTAGCCGAATACCTCGAGGAGGCTTTAGCGAAGGGATATAGAACCCCGACACTAACGCGAATAGTCGAAACCCTAATAGCCGATGAAAATGATTTATCTATAGGAGACTAAATGTCCGACCTTACTCCCGAAGATCTCTACGCTAGTTGGGCCTTCCAGGATAAATTTGCGGAGATAGCCCTAAATCTTGTCGAGTATGGCGCGCACTTAGGCGCTTTAGCTCTAGCTAGAGAAATACTTACCGAACAGGTAAAAAATGGGAATCGGACTCTCCGCACCGATGAGATAAAGATTCTTATTGAGAAAGCGAAAATAGAGATTAGAACCGAAGCAGAACAGGGGATAAAAAATGCTAGAGGATCTTGAGCCAGTAAAGACTAAGCGCTCTTGCAAAACTCGATTTACTTTAGATGGCCTAGAGGATAAGGATCGAGAAATCCTAGTCTCCGCTTTACTAGATACTTCTAAGTGGAGCGATAAAGGATTATCAGTAGCTTTAGGGCAAAGAGGAATTCAGTTATCTAATGAGTCGATAGGAAGGCATAGGCGCAAACTTTGCTCCTGCTATAACTAATGTTAGAAAATCTAGAACCTGCGGAGAAGCTACAGACCGCTCCGAATTTTAGACCGGCTATCGAGTTCGATGGAGTCGAGGGAATCGCTACTACTCCGGCTTATGCGAAAGAGCCTGAAAACTTCGATGAGTTTCTTAGAAGCGCCGGAATCGAACCGAGCGAGATCGAGGTAATCCCTCCGATTAGAACCTCTAGATGGCAACAAAGAGAGGGAGGAGATTGGCTAGTTTCCTACCGCTTTAGCTTTAGAAGAAAGAATAGCGAGATAGATCTTCCTCTTCTAATGAAGGAAGCTAGAAAGTCTGTAGGTAAAGCTAAGTCTCTAAAGCCTTCCGATAAAGCGCTAATAGTTTGCCCTGCGGATCTACAGGTAGGTAAAACCGGTAGCCGCGGTGGAACTAAAGAGCTAATAGAGCGAGTGCTTATTAGCTTCGACCTTATCGAGGAAAGGATGAGGGCAGGTAAATACGAAAGAATCTACTTGCTCGACCTCGGAGATATTATCGAGTCGGTATCCAATCAGGCCCACTATGCGCAATTAGCAACTAATGATCTATCGCCGATGCAACAAACCGATGTGGCCGCTTCACTTATGCTCGATCTAATCAAGCGAGCTAGTAAGTATGCTCCGGTAACTTACGGATCAGTTGCCTCTAACCATTGCCAAAATCGCTTCAAAGGTCAGCAAGTAGGAAAGCCTGGACTCGATGACTGGGGAATAGTAATCCTCCAACAACTTAGAAGAGTTACTAAAGAGCTAGGCCTCGATGTCGAGTATCTAATACCGCAACCCGAGGATGAGGGATTTGCCTTCCGCTATGGAATAAATACCATCGGGGTAGTCCATGGGCATCAAGCTAAGCTCCCCGAAGGAATAAAGAAATGGTGGCAACAATCGACCTTCGGTAACCAATGGGTTCAACCTTGCGATCTACTAATTACCGCGCACTTTCACCATCTAAGAGTAGAAGAGCTAGGCCAGCGCTTCGATGGCAAAGGATCTAAGTTCTGGGTTCAATGCCCAACCTCCGATGCCGGTAGCGATTGGTATCGAAGAGTAGCCGGAGAAGATTCGACTACCGGAATCCTTACTATCGAGATCGAGAAAGATAGAGCCTTCTCTGGAGAGGTAAGAAAGTTCTAATGCCTACCTATATGTTTGTCTGTGATACCTGCGAAGAGCGAGAAACCTTCCACGCAGGGTTAGAAGAGAAGATAGTTACTCCCTTCTGCCGTATCTGTGAAGAGATGATGAGAAGAGACTATGGCTTTATGTCTATCCGCTTCAATGGGAGAGGCTTCTACTCTACGGACAAATGAAAGGCACTAATACCTATAGAGAGCGAAACTCTATAAAGACCAATCAGGGAGAAGAGATCTTCCTTAGATGGTGTGAGAGTAAAGGCCTAAAGGTAACTCGCTTAGGCTTCGATGAGAAGCAAGCTCCGGTGGATAGGTTCTACGACCTACCCGATCTAGTAAGAAATCTTCCCGACTTTATAGTTCAAAGCGAGGAGAAGGTAACGCTAGTAAATGTAAAGGGATCTCTAAATCTAAAAGAGAAAGAGTATCTACTTCTCGATAAATTAGCCGAGGCCTATGATTCTGAAAAGTGCCGTCTTTATTATGTTTTTGCTTTACCTAGAGAATTATTTTGGCGGCGGGTATCTTCGGTAAAGAAAGCCTATGAGGAGTCTAAAGAGATAGGCCAGTGGCCAGATGGCAAACTGTATCGTAAATTAGACCTATGCGGTTTCCTCGACCATGCTTAGACTGCCAGACTCTCCATACCGATAAGGGAGACTACTGCAGTATTTGCCGCAAGGCTCGAGACAGGAAAAGAGAGAGCGACCCTAAAAGACTCGAGAGAAAGCGGTTACTCTATAGTTCTAGTTATAGAGCAATAGCTAAAGTAATTAGGGCTAACGCAACTCATTGTCATATTTGTAAAGAGCCTTTTATAGACCGGCTAGAGATAACCGCAGACCACCTAATACCAGGAGATCCGACCTCTCCCCTAGCGCCAGCTCATAAGACCTGTAACTCAAGGCGGGGTAATAAGCCGCTAACTAATTCGTAATTTACTTTGAGATCTAAACCGCGATAACTCGAGCGGATAATCCGCACTAACACGCGCACTCCTCGGCATACCCCAGGTTATTACGGCGGTAGGGGCAAATCTTGAGGGATAGGCGCGCATCGTTAC